CCGTCGTCGCCGTCTCCCCGCCCGTTGATTGGAGCAGCCTGACCGGCAAGCCGAGCACCTTCGCGCCTTCCGCCCACACGCACCTCAAGAGCGAGATCACCGGCCTCGATGCCGACCTCGCCGCCCTTGCCACCGAAGACACCGCCCTCGGCCAGAGGATCGATTTTCTCGCCGCGAATCTGGACCCTGCCGCGCTGGATTCGATTGCCGAAGCAGCCGCCAGCATCGGATCGCTCCAGACCCAACTCGACGGCAAAGCCACCGCCGCCCAAGGCGCGCTCGCCGACACCGCCCTCCAGCCCGAGCCCGTCGATTACCAAGGCGCCTACAACAACGGAGCCGACTACTCCCCCGGCCAAGTCGTCAGTTTTAATGGCGAACTCTACATCCGCATCGGAGAGCCGAACCCCGGATATCCACCGCCCGGCAGCTACTGGGCCGCCTTCGATCCATCGGCCTCGCCCGCATTCAAACTCTGGGTCGATCTCTCCAAAGCCGACACGGTCCACACCCACGCCGCCACCGAGATCACCGGCCTTTCGAGCTACATCATTTCCAGCGCACCCGGCCTGCAAATCAACACCACGGTCCGCATCGGCGACGGCGCCACGACCACCTTCCCGATCGACGGCCTAGTCAGCAGCGATCCCGAGCATGTCCTCGTGGCCTTGAACGGCGTCACGCAAACCCCCACCACCGACTACCTCGTCAGCGAAGCCACCGGCACCATCACCTTCGACGAGCCGCCCGCCAGCGGAATGCAAATCTCCTGCACCGCCCTCGGACTCCGCACCGTCCAGCCCCCGATCGATCCGACCCTCTACCTCTACGCTTTCGACCAATCCACCAACGGCCTCACCACCTACAGCGGCCGACTCCTCAATGCCGACCGCCCCGCCGCGCCAGCCCTCCCCGAGACCGCCACAAGCTGGACCATCAAGCGCAGCACCCTCAACGCCGCCGGCCAAATCCTCGCCACCGCCTCCGCCACCGGATCGTGGGCTAACCGGGAGACTCTTGCATTCGCATGACAACAATCACCGAAAGCAACATCACGCAGCAGCTCGACCTCTCCTCGTTCGATCTCACGCTCCCGCCGAGCGTCGTCGAATACCCCACGCGCTCCGCGTTCCCGAGCGTCGGAAAAACCGACCGCCTGTATATGGCGATGGACGAGGGAATGCCCTACCGCTGGTCGTCCTCCGCATCCGCTTACGCCTTGATGATCCCCGTGATCGACGCGGGCAACTTTTGACAATCACCCACCCACGAACAGCCCAACCAACCACCACCAACACCTAATTAGCCATGCCCAATCCTATCATTCGCATCAAGCGCGGTTCCGGTTCGCCGGTGTCGCTTCAAGTCGGGGAAGTAGCCTTCGACTCCACAAACAAGTCATTTTTCATCGGCACAGCCGAAGGCGTCCTGCCAATCGGCGGTGAGCATGTTTTCGCTAAGAAGACATTCGTCTCTGACGCAGTAGCAGCCGAAGCAGCGCTTCGCAGCTCAGGCGACTCGACCCTCACCAGCAGCCTCAATTCCGAGATCAGCCGCGCAACCGCCGCTGAAGGCGTCATCGCCGCAAACCTCGCTCAAGAGATCATCGACCGCGCCGCAGCGATCACCTCCGAGGCTTCCGCGCGTTCCTCAGCAGACACGACCCTCGACGGCAAGATCACGACTGAGAAAGGCCGCATCGATGCGATCCTTTCCGCTTCCCAGGCCGACAAAGACAGCTTCGCCGAGATCGTCAGCTTGATCAATTCGGTCGACCTGACCAACGACAACGCGCTCGCAGCCGCTGTCCTCTCGATCAACACCGCGATCGACGACGAAGAGACCGCACGCATCGCCGGTGATTCTGGCCTCCAGACCTCGATCAATGGTGTCTCGAGCGACCTCAGCGCGTTGACCACACGAGTCACCGCAGCCGAGGCCGACATCAACACCGAAGAGTCCGCCCGCGCCGCCGCCGACACGACTCTTCAGTCGAACATCACCGCCGAAGCGAGCACACGCGCCAGCGCTGACACGACCCTGCAAAGCAACATCACCGCTGAAGCCACCACCCGCGCTTCTGCCGACACCAGCTTGCAGACGAACATCACTGCCGAGGCAACAGCCCGCGCCAGTGCAGACGACGCGCTCGACGCACGCCTGGACAGCCTCGAGGCCAGCATCGACGGCGGCACCTACTAACCGCAACCAACCCCGGCGGGGCGGCCTATGCCGCCTCGCCACGCGGGGGGTCTAACTCCGCAAAATCAAAATCCGGCCCATGCCAAATCCAACCATCATCCCGAAAAAGTCGGTCCAGAGCGGAGCAATTCCGCCAACTCTCGCCCTCGGCGAGATCGCCATCAACCACGCCGACCGCCGCCTCTACAGCCGCAATCCTGCGACAGGCGAAATCTACAAACTCGCAGGCACCAAAGACGCCCCCGACCGCGTCTGGGCCTTCGACATCTCCTCCGACGGCACCACCACCTACCTAGGCTTCCTCCTCTATTCGGACTTCCCGCATTCCGGCTCGGTGTATGACTCCGAAGCCTGGGAAATCTCCCGCACCATTTTCAACGCCGCTGGCACCACATCCAGCGAAAGCTCCGCCACCGGCGCGTGGTCAAACAAGGGGAATTTGAATTATGATTAGCCCTTTATACGGCCAACTCTCCCCGCTCCGCGTGCCGACCAAGGCGGTGCGGCGGGTGCAAGATTCCGATGCAATTACCTATATTTCAGCGGTTGAAATTGCAGACGGGCAATCGCTGGAAGATTCGGTGAAATACGCTTACGAGGATTTCATCCTTGGCTGCAAGGCAGATAGCATTTGGACCGCGATCAAAGCTTCCTGCATTCTCGCGGGTGCACGAACGCTCTCGGGTGCTCTGGTGCCGCTCGTCGGCACGGCCCCGACTAATTTCAATTTCGTAACCGCAGATTTTGACCGGAAATTAGGGCTGAAGGGAAACCGCTCAACGAAATCCCTAAATTCAAATCGCAACAACAATGCTGATCCTCAAAACTCGAAGCACTTGTATGCGCGAGGGACGACCGACACTTTAACGCGCTCCGGTAATTCCACTCTTATCGGGACAGGTTCTGGAACGGGGGGGTCGGGTCTAATTATTGGCCCATCTGGCAGTTCTGCTTACTTCCGCGCCAATTTTTCGACAGATGCAACAACTGCTAACGCCGCCACGCCAAACAAATTTGGCGTCTCCAGATTTTCGTCAACTCAAGTCAGCACTCTCCTAAACTCAACAATTTCAACTAAATCCAGCACAAGCACAACACCTTTAAATTCAAACATATTGTTATTTAACGGTTTGAGCTACACGGACGCTCGCATCGCCTACTACTCCATCGGCGAATCCCTCGACCTCGCCAAGCTCGACACCCGCGTCAGCACGCTCATGACCGACCTTGCCGCCGCCATCCCATGACCCTCGCCGACCTCATACAACAGCCCGTAAGCTACGACGCCGCTAAAGACCTCGCGCTCGTTTTCTCGCCCGACCTTGCCGCGCAGCTCGCCGCCGTGCAAGCCGAGCATGGCAACCCGCGCCATGTCGCCTCGCCCGTCGATCTCATCGATGGTCGCAAAATGCTCTGCGCCGATTTGCTGACTGAAGTCGGACCCGGCGGCCTCTACTACAGCGGATTCGCGCATCTCCCTGCCGAACTTTTCCCAGCCGTCGAAGTCCTCCCGATGTCTGCCGTCCTCCCACTGCTCCCACAACCCGAAGAAATCTAACCCACCACCAACCCATGCTCGAACAAGTATCAACCTCCGTAAAGTTCCTCGCCTTCTACACGGCGTCGAAACAAGGCAAAACCGGCCTCACCGTCACCATCGACATCTACGATCCGTCCGGCACGCAGATCGTCACCGGCGGCAGCGCCACCGCAGTCGGCGGCGGGTTGTATAGCTACACGCTCTCCTCGAATAACAGCAGCGAAGGCGAATACGCCGCCATTTTCAAAACCACCGACTCGACCGTGGACAGCCAGCACATTCCGAGTTTATGGGTTCTTGGCCGCGCCGGAGTCGAAAACCTCGACGCCGCCACCAGCTCACGCTTGCCATCCAGCAGCTACGCCGCCGCGCCGAGCGTTACAGCGATTCGCACGGAACTGGATTCCAACTCGACCAAACTCGCCAACCTCGACGCGACGATCTCAAGCCGTTTGGCAGATGCCGACTACACCGCGCCGACCAGCGCCCCAACCGCCGCCGCTGTGGCAACGGCCGTTCGATCCGAGCTAACCGAAATCAGCAATCTGGATGCCTCGGTGTCGAGCAGACTCGCTTCGGCGTCCTACACCGCGCCAGCGAACTCCGAAATCTCCTCGATCAAAGCGAAAACCGACAACCTCCCGGCCTCGCCCGCAGCGGTCTCGGACATCCCAACCACCGCGCAGATCAGCGCAGCCGTGGAAGGCTCGCTCCTCAACGAAGGCGACGGCCAAGCCGTGCTCAACGCCCTCGTCGGCGCCATCGGCAACCAAAATGTGGACGAAATCGCCCTCGTGGCGGCCATCCGCTCCGACCTCGAGCGCAGCGGCGGAAAACTCGACAGCATCCCGACCGCTGCCGCTCCCAGCGCGGCCTCCGTGGCAAGCGCCGTGTGGAGCGCCAGCACCAAAGAGATCACCGGCGGCGTGGTCGATACCCTCACCAACTCGCCCGATGTCCCGACCGAGGCCGAAATCGCCAGCCAAGTCCGCACCGAGCTTTCTGTTGAACTCGGGCGGATCGATGCCGCCATCAGCTCACGCCTCGCGCCATCCGGCACCTTGGCGACCGTCACGACCCTCACTAATGCGCCATCCGTGCCAAGCGCTGCCGCCATCGCCGACGAGGTCCGCGTGGAACTCGCCACCGAACTCGCCCGCATCGATGCACCGGTCAGCGGCGCGACAGCCCCAAGCGCCGCCACCGTGGCCAGCCAAGTCCGCACGGAGTTGACCGCCGAACTCGCCAAAGTCTCGGCCCTCAACACCGAGCGCCTCGCGAATGTCGCGACGACAGCCATCGTCGGAAATCTCCTTGCCCAGGCTAACAGCTAATGTCTACCGAAACCGTCCGCAACCGCCCAGGCGTGCGCCTCTCCTTCGGGGAGGCCATCGCCGCGCTGGCGCTCGTCGCCACGATCTTTTCGATCAGCCAGGCTTGGTGGATTCTCCCCGAAAAAGTCACCCGCGTGGAGATCGAAAACGAAAAGCAGGAAGCCCGCTTGCAAAAAATCGAATCCGTCGCCGCCGACCGAGCCGAGACATTGGCCCGCATTGACGAGAGAACCAAACGCATCGAGCAAATCCTCGCCAACCGCCCGTGAGCGGCCTTTGACACCCCGCCGCGAAGCATGAAAGCAATCCTCTTTGCCCTCGACCGTCTCAGCGAAAACAGCACATGGCGCGGCCTGATCCTCGTCGCCGTCGCCCTCGGCGTGAAGATCGAGCCCGAACTTCAAAACCAGATCATCGCCGCCGGCCTCGGCCTAGTCGGCACGATTAATATTTTCCGAAAAGGGAAATAATGAACCCCAAGCAAGTCGCCGCCGTGCTGATGATTCTCGGCTGGCTCTTCCTCGCCCTGGCCTTCCTCACTTCGTGCGTGGCCGTCCCCGTGCCTCCTTTCGGTGACCGCATCGGCGAAGCAGGCACGCTAAACATCCGCCTCGCCGTCAACTACGAGCCGCGCCTGCCCGAATCCTCGAGCCCCTCGGTCGATTTCGCTTGGAGCGAATTTCTAAAAGCCGCGCCAAAAACCCTCCGCGACAAATGATCTCCCTCCTCGCCCGCTTCTTCATGCTGCCACGCCCGGCGCAATCCCCCGCGCCCGCGCCTGAGCCCGCGCCGAAGCCCGCGAAGCCAACATCAAAGCCCGCCAAAACCTCCGGCACCCTGAAGCCCGAGCCAAAGTTTTACCAACAGACCAACAAGCGGACCCCCAACATCTCAGCGGGCCGCGTGATCAAACCAACTCATGTGGTTTTGCATCACACGAGCGGAGCCTACGCGGGCAGCGTCTCCTGGTGCTGCGATCCCGTCAGCAAAGTCAGCTACCACTGCATCATCGCTCGCAACGGCAAACGAACAGCCCTCGCCCTGCCGAGCCAGAGAACATGGCACGCCGGGGTCAGCTCGTGGCAAGGCCGCAAAGACTGCAACTCTTTCTCCATCGGCCTAGCCTGGGAAGGAGACACCTATCAAACCCCCTTGAGCGAAGACGCCCTCCTTAGCGCCGTCGAATATCTCCTCCCAATCCTGCGCGAGCACCACATCCCCCTCGCCAACATCCTGCGCCACGCCGACATCTCCCCCGGCCGCAAAGACGACTGCTCCCCAGCAGCCCACGCCGCCCTCCTCGCGGCTCTGAATAAGGTGCTTTAGGGCAACAACGGGCAACACTCCCGTAAATCATTGCAAAACAAACCCAAGAAAGCGACTTAAAATCCGTTTTCGCGAAAGCGGAGTGCGGGTTCGAGTCCCGCCGCCGGCAGAGTGCTTTACATCGATTTGAGCTAGGTTTTAAGCGGGTTGGCGGGTGTTTGGCTTTCAGAAACAACGGGCGGGAAGTGGCGGCTAGTGGAAGAAAATAGTTGCGATTTCGGGCAACACGGGCAACAAGTGGGCAACAGACCATGAGCGCCTTTATTGTCAGTCCATATCCGCAGCGACCCGGCACCCCGTGGAAGCTGACGATTCCTGAGAAAATTTTCGGGAAAAGGATCCGGCGGTTTTATCGCACCGAGGCGGAGGCTTGGGCGGCGGGGCCGGGGTTGCTGGAGAAGTTGCAGAAGGGGGGGACGGATTCGCTCTCGGAGGAGCAGGCGAGGGGTATGTCTATGAAATCCGCGGTGCGGGATTACATCGCGAGCAAGGCGGGCAGCTCGGAGCGGCACAGGGACAAGTTGGAAAAGATTTGCGGGGAGCTTTTGGATGCTTTCCCTGGCGCGGTCGCGGCGGTCACTCCGATGCAGGCGGCTCGGGTCTTTGGAAAGATTAAGGGCGCGCCGACCACGCGGGCGGGGTGGCATCGTTACGCCTCCGGTTTCTTTCGGTGGTGCGTGGACATGGAACTCCTCGACCGAAATCCATTTCGCCGCGTCGTGGCGCCGGAGGCTGAGAGTAAACGGTCACTGATTTCGGCGAAGGAACTGCGGGCGATCTTGGATGCGGAGATGTCGGATGCTTTGCGCGCTTGGTTTCTTCTCGGTGCCTTTGCTGGGTTGCGGTCCATCGAAGTCCACAGGATGCGGTGGGAGGATGTGGATCCGAAGTCCGGCCAGATCGAGGTGCGGCGGGAAGTCTCGAAACAATCCTCGGGCCTGCCGGAGCGGATCGTGGATTTCACGGAGCCGCTGGCGAGGCGGAAGGAATTTTTCAAAGGAAAATCGGGGCTGATCGTGCCGGCGAAATCTCTCCGACTTTATCGGGAGCGGGAGGCGCTGATCGAGCGGCTGAACAACGAGGGCTTGGTGCCGTGGGCCATGCTGCCGGAAAATGCCCTCCGCCACTCCTTCGCTACCTACCACCTCGGCCGCTGCCAGGATGCAGGGAAGACCGCGCATCAGATGGGGCATTCTTCGACGGCGCTCGTTCTCAAGACCTACGCGGTTCCTTCGCGTAAGGCGGACTGGCGGGCTTGGTGGAGGGTTTAGGGCTACGCAAGGGTAGCGTAAAGAGATAATAATCAGTCTTTTACCCCCCCCCCAGTAAATCGGGCCAGAGCATGACGGG